AAAGTCTTTCTGAAAAACTGTCTGCATACGAAGCAGAAAAAGCGCAGGCGCAGCGCAATTCTCAGATTTCGGAGGTAGCAAAAAAGTACGGTATTCCCGAATTTATGCTGAAGGACCGCAACATTCCAGAGAACACGGACTTGGACACTTATTTCAAGGACATGAAACAGGATATGTCTAACAGCGGCTTCAAATTCGCACAAGCCCCTGAAACTGCAGAACAAAAGCAGGATAAGGAAGCAAGCGAGTTCGCCAAAATGATTGAGGCGGACACCAAACAAATTGTCGAACAAAAAAACAAGTAATTTATGGCAGCAGGATTTAAGTATAACATTGAGCCGGAACCGTCAATCGAGGAACGTTATGATGTTTCTACAGGTGTAAGACGCAGAGGCCCTTATAAGCTGGACACGACCAACCTTGTCGTTGGCTCGTTTTTACCATCCTTTACACCTATTGCCGCTGACCTGGTGAAGAAAACAGCCCAGGTGGCAATCCGTGTAGAAGTATATGAGAAGTTCACAACAGGCTCCAATACCACGTTGAAGATTAAGAAAAACTCTTTGGCTTACAAAGGTATGCATCTTGGTAACGGTGCACATGGAGCAACCATTAACGACATTGACAAATCAGACAAAGCCTTCGATAAACTGACGTTGGCTGCCGACTTCGGCGAAACTTTAGAGGCCGGCACAATACTTTATGAAGCTACAGAAGTTAGCGGTACTACACCTAAAGTTATTGCAAACTCCGCCTTGTATGAGAGGAAACAAGTAGAGAATGGCATTGTACTGGTTGCCCTTTTGATGCGTGCGTTTGAAATAGAACCTACCAAGTTAGCCATGCCATTCTCAGACATCGACAAGGCCAACATGCCGCATTTCCAGTTCAACGCTGCAGGTGTTCAGTCACCAGCTGGTGTTTCATATGAACTGCCTGAAGCCTCGGATTCCGTAATGGGAGGAATTCAGTTAGGATTTACCCAAAGCGGAAAGAAATATCCGGTGGCATTGGAAGGCGGCAAAGCTTATGTCGAAGTTCCGTGGACAGACAATAACACTACCTATCAGGCAGCTAACTCAAGCACCTTGGGACTGGTAAAACAGGGTGCAAAAGTTGATGATGCTGCAGGCGGAGATGAAAAAGACAAAATTAATGCTCTTCTTGCATCATTGAGAGCAGCTGGTATTATAGCAAGTAAATAAAAAAGGAGAACAAAGATATGATGCTAACTATTTATACACTGTTTAACGATCCTAATATCGTAAGTGCCGTTATCCAACGCGTCCTTCAGACTCGTAAGGATACAATCTATTGGCAGCAGTACCTGGACTTCCGTAGAACGACAACTCGTGTGTTCAAAGACTATATTGGTCAGGTTACTGGCGTGATGGCCGGTTCTATCAACTCACGCTACGGGGAGAAACCTATCCGTGAGCGCAGGAACATCGGTTCTGGATATGGTGAGATAGCCTATTTAGGTGACCGTTACCAGATTTCCATTGACCGCTTGTCTGAACTGCAGGACTTGGTTGACAAGTTCAATGCCGCAAAGGCTGCCGACCAAGTTGCCGCCATGCAGGACATCGTGAATTTCATCTACGATGACTATCGTCAGGTACTCCTTGCCGCACATAAGCGCATGGACATCGTTGTCGGTTCATTGCTGATGACAGGTAAGGCTCAAGTGAAAAACAAGGACGACAATGCCGGAGGAATCGACCTGCTGGATATCGAACTTCCGTTCAAGTTCATTACCCCCGAAGCCGGAGCGAAGGCCAACTTCATCACATACCTGCAGCAGCAGATTAATGAATTGAAGGCCACTTACGGCAACTTTCCGAAGATGATTATGTCACGAGGAACATTCGTGAAAAATATTATCGGTTCGAGTGAGTTCGGTGATAAGTTCAAGATGCAGCTTACCGGTAACGAGATGTATATGTCAACCGGATTGATTACCTCTCAACTGGCTTCCACCGTCTTTACTGGTATTGGTCTGCCGGCTATTGAAATCAAGGAAGATTATGTTCTTGACCAGTCTGGCAAGAACGTGCAGATTTACGCCGATGACCATATTACACTGCTTCCTCAGGATAAGGTTGGTTACATGCGTTTCCACACTCCTTACGAAGCTGTTGACGGTGTACCGGGCCGCAACTATACTCAGGCTGACGGTGATATGCTCATCTCCGGTTACAAGGATGGCAACGGCCGTTATCTGGAATACACCGCGGAGTGGATTCCGCAGATTGCGAACCCGAACCAGATTGTGAACATCGACTTGACAACAATGAACGCATGACAGTAAAAGACTACATATCACAGAAGTTTCAGACCTTCGGCATCAACTTGTCGGAGGCTGACCTTTTGGAGATAAGTCTGTCTTCAGGAATAAGCGGAGAGGATGAGATGGACCAGTCAAACATCGGTCTCGTGTCGGTAGCTATGGCGAAGTTCATCCCCTCTCTATTACTTAGAGCCACTTCAATCAGCGAAAACGGTTTCTCTATGTCCTGGAATACTCAGGGCTTGAAGGAATACTATTCTTTCTTGTGTAAGAAGTACGGACTTGAAGACACGCTGTCAGATAAGCCTAAAGTCTGATTCCTATGATATTTGCTCCACATACATTACAGGTTAAGGTCTTTACTCCGATGAAAACAGACGAGTTCGGCCGGCCCATTCCCGGAACCGGTGAAGAAAGCTGGCAGGAAATATGTCGGTGCCGCTGTGATGATAACTCCACCAAGGAGTTTACTTCGGAGAACGGCGAGGTGTACCGACCGAATTTCCATGTTGTTTGCGAGAAAAGAATCTCACTGAAGGCTGGTGATGAAGTCAGATGTATGGAGGGTGAGAATATCCGTGGAACTGGCAAAGTTTACATGGTTAAGAATACGAATTATTTTGGTTACTCAGAATTATGGATATGACAAGAACAGAAGAAGTCGTTGCTAACAAGCAACTAAGAAAAGAAATTGATGAGAAGATTCAGGCTATTAAGAATCTTTCACCAAGCAGAGAAAGAAGTCTTGCAATTACAAAATTACAAGAAGGTGTCATGTGGCTGGGAATGGACTTGAAGCGGCTAAACGAAACAAATCCTTACCCGTCAAGCAAAGACCCTTCAACAGGCGATAAGATTGAACCAACGGCAGACGGATTGAAATTATGAGCAAAGTAAAGTTTGATTTTTCGGATGTGGACAGATTCTTCCAGCAAGGTTATGCCGAGGTGAAAGCCGTTGAAGAGAAGGTCGGCAAAGAAGCTGTCGATTATGCAGTGGAACATGGCAGCTATCAGAACCGGACCGGTACGCTCCGCAAGTCAAACAAATATTCAGTTCAGGATGATGGTCTGGAGTTAAGGAATGAAGCCGAATACGCTTCTTTCGTAGAATCCAAAGGATACGAAGTCCTGACTGGTGCAGCCCTATATGCTGAGAAACGATTGAAGGAGGAAATAAAATGATAGTAACTACCGACATCGCGAACATACTTTACCGTGATTGTCAGACTTTCGGCATATCCATCGTCCCTCACGGAAAGAAGCTGACTGGCGAATTGAAATC